ACATGAGCGCATTCGCGTTTCACAAGCCTCATGTATTGTTCCACATATTCAATCGATAAATCATATCCTTGATGTAAATCATTGACTGTGGTGGTATGGTCCATATCATTATAAATAATCGAATTTCTCACTGCGGTATCTGCTTCAGGGAATAAATTCTTGAAACTCCTGCTTATGTTGTTTTTAATCGAGAATGCCGGTTCATAATAATTCTGATAACGGTCTGATAACATTTTCAATGAGGTTATAATTCCTTCCATCATTATTTCCGCCGCGGGTTGCGTTGTTGTTGTTGTTGCTGGTTGCGTGGTTGTTGCCACAGGTTGATTCAATTCGGAAGGTGGATTTCGTACCACTGGCGCGACTGGATTCACCACAGTCGTTAAAACCGCTTCGCGATTGGTGCAACCAAATAAAGAGTACGATGACGAATATTGAGTAGTTTGGTTCATTTTAGTTTGATTAGGGTGCCGTTAGAATAAAACGATAAAAATAATTCAATTTTATGGGGATAAAATAAATCATAATAATAATATAAATATTATCTTCCTTATATTTTATAATGAAAATAGTAACCGCTGTGGTAAACAACCCCGATTTTATTGAAATACAATATCATACTTTAAAAAAATTTTTTAAAGGTCCTTACGAATTTATCGTTTTTAATGATGCTAAGGATTTCCCTGATTTTACGAATGAAGGTGATATTACTATCAAATCTAACATAGAAAATATATGTAAAACACTAGGTATTCAATGTATTAATATTCCAAATGAACAACATAAAACTATTAAATGTGCGGCTACTCGTTGTGCGGATTCAATGAATTATATTTTAAAATATCAATTACAAAATCCAGATAAATATTTATTATTAGACAGTGATATGTTTTTAATCGATTATTTTGATATCGATAAATATTCTAAATACGATTGTGCTATTGTTTTACAAAGTAGAAATAATAATACCATAAATTATTTTTGGAATGGAATCTACTATTTCGATTTTAATAAAATAAAAAATACTGAATTATTAAATTGGGATACTTGTACTTATTGTGATGTAGGTGGAATGATGCAGAAATGGTTTTCTATTCAATTAAATGGTACCTATATTCCAAATACCGACGAAATTCGTTGGACAAACAATACATTTCACAGTGATAGTACATATTTTATAAAACATTTATGGTCTTGTTCTTGGGATATATCTGAATTACCAAGCGGACTACGTAATAGTAATATTCTTAATTTTTTATCACATGATATTCGTAATAAAAATGGTAAATTCTTTTGTGAAATTTATGATGACGTCTTTTTACATTATAGAGCTGGCGGTAATTGGAATGGCGAAGGAATGATTATTCATAAACAACTTACACAAAATCTAAAAAGTGCGTTATTAGATTAACCATATTTCGAATAAAGAAATAATTCACAATAGCAATTATCGAATCAATATAGATAATTGCTATTTATAAAGCAATATAGAAATTTCACTATACTACATATAACTTCAACATGGATATCAATTCAATAAACCAATTCCCCAGATTATCTCCCCTAACAAATGATACAAAATATTTCGAAGAGAACATTGTTCTCTGTTATTATAATATTACTCGTCATCAAGATACCAAAGAATTCGCCGATTTCTTCGACCATTTGTTAGGTTCTCTTAAAAGAGAAATACAATTTGATTCGCACTCTTTTTTTCCGTATCTTTGTTTGTTATATCGTTTATTGGGTCAATCACGAGATTGTATTATGGGGAAAGGAGAACACGAAATAAGTTATGCTATGTTGGCTATTTGGTACAAATATTATCCCGTATTGGCCATTTTTGCTCTACATTCTTTTGTAAAACAGATTGAAGAGAACCAACCGTATGGTTCTTGGCGAGACATCAAATATTTTTGTGATTATCTCCGTAAATATACTTCACAAGGCGAAGAACACCCTTTTATACATTACTGTATTCAAATGATGAACACCTCCCTACATAATGATATTCATCTTTGGAACCAATTGTTATCAGCCTATTTTTTACAAATTTATAATAGTACTTCTATGGAAGATATGGAAACCATTCATAAACCATCGGCGAGAGAACATTTATCCACCGTCGCCAAATGGATTCCTAGAGAAAATAAACAATTTGATTGGGTTCACGAACGTCTAGTGAACGATTGGTTTGAAACCTATCATCCTGAGATGGAACTTTCATTAAGCGACCGTAAAATGAATTATCGGAAAATTATTGCGAAATTAAATAAAGACCTCGATACGACCGAAATTAAATTATGTTCTCAGAAATGGGATGAAATTGTTCCAAAAAATATTCCACAATTATCATTATCCAAACATCAACCACATTTATATCATAACAATATCCAATTGAATAATTATTTTATAGAATATACTCATTCCAAATACGAAAAAAAAATATGCGCGCAACAATTTCACAACCATTTCGAACAAAAATTTTTCGTAAAAACAGAACCTACCCATCTATCACGACCCACCACAATTGCCGTTGCTCAATTCATCAAAGAAGCATTCGCTATCATAAAACGACAACGTTCTGATACATCCAAATATTCAGGTTCTCATCATTATCAATTACAAATTGATGTTCTAAATAAAAAATGGTTTCAACTTTCTTCTACGATTGGTCTTGCGCCATTAAAACAATTTATACCACTCGTAGATTTTTCATTTGATATGTCCAATCAAACCGAACAATTTTATACATCTATTGGATTAGCGCTATTGATTGGCGAAAGAAGTTCTTATGGAAAACGCATCTTGGCTATCGACAATGAACCTATTTGGATTCAATTACAAGATTGTAATGATTTATTTTCGATGGTTCTCACTATTTATAATCATACCAATTCCTATTGTCGAACTCATTATAATGTTGAAAAAGCATTTGATTTGATTCTTACTTCCATTGTTGATACCAAAATGTCTTATTATCATATGAGTCAATTGTCCATCGTATTATTCGACAATCAGAACCATCAAACAGTCGATTTCCAAAAAACAATTATAGAATTATTTCGAACGAAAGGTATTCTGTATAGTCCGCGTAAAATACCTCTTCCTATGCCGCGCATTATTTTTTGGAATATAGCCGAAACTTTTTCATCTTTTCCTTTCCAATATAATATAATGAATACTTTTTACATTTCCGGATTATCAGTCGCCGCCTTTGAACAATTATATTTATTATCCAACAAACAATCTGCTTTTCAAGTTATTTCCCATATATTAGGAAATCGCCGATATGATTTACTAGAAAATTATATCCACCAAATAAGAAAATAAAAATATATATTTGTATTATATAATGTCTGATACACCTATTCTTTTACACGGCGGAGTTAATATTTCAAATGCGACCAAAATAAAATTATTAAATCAAGGAACTTTTGGATGCGTATTTCGTCCCAATATTGGTTGTAATAGCAAAGTCGGCGACAAAAATTTTATTAGTAAAGTTCAACGGGAAAAAAGTATCTCCAATAGAGAAACGGAAATCAGTGAAAAGATTAAAAAAATAAAACATTATAATGATTATTTTGCTCCTATTTTAAATACGTGTAAAATTTCATTAGCCAAAATTTCAGATAATGAAATCAAAAAATGCGAATTTATTAAAAAAAAAGCCCCCATGTTCGCCAATAAAATGAGATATGTAGGTAATAAAACTCTCATGGAGTATTTGGACTCTATTTTAGAAGAAAAACCTAGCATCAAATTTTTTTCCAAGTTTTTTGATTGCTATCTACATTTATTGACCGCTATTCAACTTTTAATAAAACAAAATATTGTGCATAACGATGTAAAAGAAAATAATATCTTATATGACGACAAACGTCATAGCCCTATTTTAATTGATTACGGATTATCCTATGATATCAATGATTTATCTACCACTCATTCTTTAAAATCCGCTTTTTATGTGTATGGTTATGATTATGTATATTGGTCATTCGAAACGGCAATGATTTCATTTATTACCAACAAGGTCGGAGTGAGTTGGAACGAAAACATATCGGAGGATATTATCCAACAAGTCATTCAGGATTTCATTGGGCATAATCCTATTTTTGGAGAAATAATAGACAAGAATGAAACAAACAAATTTGAACAATCGTTGACGAATTATATGAAATCATTCCACGGTAAAACATATCAAGAAACCATTGAAGAATTGTTGCGATATGCTCCTACCTATGATACATATTCCTTAGCAATTACATTTTTATATTGTATTTATGATTTGAAACTTCATAAACATATTGAGAAGTTTCCTGATATTTCTCATATGATTCATTTTTACAAATCTATTATTTTGGCTATGCCGAACAAACGTATTGATTCAGTGGAAGCAGAAACCCAATTTAATAGTATTATTTATAATTTCGACGATGCGACGCAAAAAAAAGAATAGGGGAAAACCTATTACATAGTAAATAATGAATGATTGATATAATCAAACGTTTCTAATTCTATACGATCGTTATTTATATCATCGGTATTTGTAGGCAATTCACGTTTGGAAATATATTCCAGATACGGCATGATATCTACTGATATATCCATTTCTAATTGTTCCCTATCCGTAAATATTTGATGAGTATTTGTTTTGGCTGTTACATATAAATTAATTACATATATGATATAATTTTTGATTTTATTTTCATATAGGGATGTTTCATATTTTTCTACGACTTTATTTTTAAATTCGGCTTCTTTCATTGATTTTATAAATTGTTGGTAATTATAACTGCCCGCTTTTTCTAATGTTACATAGGTATCTACATATTCTTGAAATGTTTTATATTCATATACTTGTATACTGTGTTGCGGAATTTCATAATCGATGTTTTTATATAATTGTATTAAATATTTCATAGGCACATGTATCATATTCAATATTTCTTTCCATACATCTGGTTCATAACGATATTTCAATACATTTTCTTTATAATCACTTCCTTCTTCATTTGATCTATTTAACATCATATTACAATAGTTCGTATAACATTTATTTGCGATAAATGTTTTAACAAAATGTATATAGTCAGTTGAGTATTTTTCCATTTGTGCTAGCGAGGTTTACTGTTTATTTGTTTATTCTATATAAATATTATTTTCAATTTTTTGATATAAATGTTGGTAATATCTATTTTTAAAAGTTTTTTTGAATTTATTGATTAATTCATCTGCTGTTACTATTTGATTTGGGCTTTTTTGTTCAGCTTTTTTCTTATATTCTTTTATTTCTGCGCCAATGATATCTTTGTTCTCATTACAATATAATTCATATAAATTGGCTGGCGAAATTTGTAATTTTTCTTTTTTTTTTATATATTCATCCATATTTTGTAATGTCGCTGTAGTAAAACCGATATAGGGAGTTTTTTGTTTTGGTTTTTTAGTTTCTGCTTTTCGTTTTTCGATGAGCGGTTTTTTGCGATAATAATAACGCGCACTTTTAAACATGCGGTCCATTATATCATCGTCCATTCCCATACTTTCCAAACGTTTGATTTCTTGATTCAATTGTTTTTTTATATCATCGTTTGCTATCCAGTTCTCCCATTCCGTTTTAAATGTTTTACGTTCATCATAACGATGTATTTCCGCAAATTCATTCAATAAATCTGCTACTTCATCGGTATAAATATATCTGTATTGTATCGACATTTTTTTGATATTGTTTTTTATTGTTTTACTTTGTATTTTGGTAGATATCTTTCTTTCTTTGTTATAAAAGTATTTCAATTTTTTGTTTGTCGAAAAATCATATAAATGTTTTATATGATATAATTTATTTACACATTTATAAACATGTTCTCTTTTACGGATAAAAATACGTTTTGTATATCTTTATTACATCATACGGAACGATGGAATAAAATGCTGAAACGTTTTGAATATTTTGATTTATCGGTTTGTAGATGGCCCGCTGCGATGTATCCCGACGATATTATCGATACGTTTCATCACGAATTACAAAACGGTCAACGCGGTTGTGCTCAATCACACATACAAATATGGCGTCATATGATTCAACATAAATTAGATTATGCTCTTATTTTAGAAGATGACGCTTGTTTTGATATTCATTGGAAAGATAAATTAAATCGTTTTCATTTGGATAGTACTCAAAAAAACTGGCACGCCATTTTTTTGAATGCGTCTGAACCGTTACATAAAATAAATAAATGGTCTCCGGCATTAAACCAATTTTTAACTGGCGGTTATATTCTTTCTTATACGGGAGCAACTATTTTATTGAATACCTTTCATGGTTGTTATCACACAAGTGATTGGATGACGAGTCGATTACAATTATTGGGAAATTGTTATACCTATTTCCCTTGGCTGATTATTCAAGAAGGTGCGGATTCAACCATTGGGAGTGGAGTGGAAGCTGACCACGAAAAAGTGGTGCGATGTTTGGAGGGTATTCACTATTCTTTAGATAATTACAAATAAAATATTTTCATATTATATAATGTATTCATTAAAGAAACTCTTTGCGAATAAAAAAATAGTCATTGCGTTAGTTGTATTGGTGGTTCTTGTTCTCGGATATTTTTATTTTTCTAGAATGATAAAAACAAAGGAAAATATTTCATCTAATAATTTAGAAGCTCTTTTAGCTATTATGGATGCTACTAATGTTTCCGATGATAATAAAATACAAGCTATTAAACTATTAAATATTTCAGAGCCCATATATGCGGACATCATCAATAGCACTGATGGTAATAAAATGACTAAAATTAAAAATTTATTGAATATTACCGAATAATTCTTCAAAATTGTAAACTACTAACATATACCGAATATTTCAAAACAAATGTTTGAAATATTCTTTTTCGCTTCGTATTGGGATCGAACCAACGACCTTTCGGTTAACAGCCGAACGCACTACCACTGTGCAAACGAAGCATATTCAATCGCCAGTTTTGTATGGCGTGGGTGGATTTTCGATTGAACCCTTAGGTGTTTCTCAGCGCATATTCACTCTTGAGCACCTCCCCCACTATATAATCGTTGCTTGTCTTTATATTCTTATTATACGTATATATAATTCTTTGTTTTATGGAAAGCCCCTTTTCAAATACAAATTCTTCGGTCGTTATGTATTTAGAACCCTATTTGAATTATTATTATAAATCTTATCAAAATATTATTACCTTGAGTGATATGCCTGGTGGACCTCTCGCCGATATGGTTTCTATGATTTCCGCTCCCAAATTATCTCCTTTTCAACAGACTTCTCCTTTCGCTTCCAATGTTCACAACTGTATGTATGTTTTATTACGATATCCCAAATCACAAGGCGGGGCTGGGGTCGGTAGCGGCGCATTGAAACGTTCGGATATGTTTATGGGTGCCGATGATATCCCTTCGGTCTTTGGTTATTTGAGAACCCACGGTTATTCGATTGATACTGAATTAACCAAAATGATGAATAAATCACGTATTGAAATCGGGGGTGTGTCCAATATTCGTTATTCAGGCGACCGTAAAATGATTTGTATGTTCTCTTATATGTAATTTGGAATTATTATTCAAATTGTATTTTTATCTGTATTATAATATATTGATGTTCAAAGATATCGCAAATTTTAACAATACAAATGATTATTTACCATTATTGAACGGAGTGTTAATCACAGATTTGTTGGTAATTTTATTATTAAACACAAAAATGATAAAGTCATTCGTTTTAAGAAAATGGTATATGAATTATAATTTATCAGCAGTCATCGCAGATGTTCTCATTATATTGATTGGATTAATCATTACAAGAGCTATTTACTATTATTTATTTGATACATTTTCAATATTTAATTTTATTATTTTAGCAGTGATAGTTCAAATTATACATGATATATTATTTTATATTTTATTCAAAAATATTCCAATAGGTGTAAGTAAAATGTTAGATACATTCAAAGATTATGCGAATGAAGTATCTTATAAAGCAATTTTGTCTGATAGTGGTATGATGATTTTAGCTTGTTTGATTTCTTCATATCTAGCAAGTAAAAGTTTAAATATCAATATCATTGTATTGATTGTATTTATTTACTTACTACCTTATTTGTTATACAATTAAACCATTTCACTGTCTCTTGGATTCCTTCTTCAAGACTAGTAAATTTCATTTCGGGATATAATTGCCGTAATCTCTCATTGCTAACTGTTTTCTTATATTGCCCATCACTATACGTCGTATCAAATATCATGCGGTCTTCATAATCATAACAACTCGCTATGATTCGCGCAACTTCTCCTATGCTTACTTCATCCTTTTCATCCGGTGATAATATAATACTTCCTCCATGATAATCTTCCAATACTTTCATAATACATTCCGCCAAATCTTTGGAATAAATAAACTGACGCAAGGGTTTGCCTGTTCCTCGAACCACAAAATCTAGGTTCTCTTTCTTCGCTAAAAAACATTTATGTATTAATGATGGTAATACATGCCCATTTTCTAAATCAAAATTATCATACTCACCATATATATTCGTTGGTATGATACAGACAAAAGGAGAACCATACATCTCGCGATAACTTCGACAATGTATTTCTAACATTCGTTTCGCATACGCATACGCGTCGTTTGAGTGATGAGGCGGTCCTTCATGTAATTTATCTTCGGTAATGGGATATTCTATTTTATCGGGAAAAATACACGTTGATAAACAGGCTATTAACTTTTTTATTTTATATTGATGAGAACATTTTACGATATTGAAATTGATTTGGAGATTTATTTCCAACATTTCTACTTTTTGATTCATATTTTTATATAATCCTCCTACATTCGCCGCTAAATGAATTACATAATCTGGCTTGTAATTTTTAAACATTGCCTCCGTATCCGACATATGGTATAAATTATAATCTTTAGACGATACAAAAATGAATTCATATTGAGGTTGATACTTATGTGCTATGTTTCGAATTCCATTTCCTACTAGACCAGAACCTCCAGTTACTAAAATACGCATTCTATTTAAGTATTTATGATGGTTATGTTTTATATCAATATTTTATACAATAACTTATGTATGATTTTATTATTTTAGGTGGTGGCGTCGCCGGTTTGTATACCGCTTATCATATTTTACAAAGTTCTCCTGATTCTTCTTTATTGATTTTAGAAAAAGAGAACCTATTAGGTGGTAGAATTGATACTTTTAAAGATGAACATATGAAAGTCGAAGCGGGGGCGGGTCGTTTTCACGAAGACCAGGTTCTCTTATTAGAATTATTAAAAGACTTAGGATTGTCCCATAAAATCCGCAAAATTTCGGGATCGGCTTCTTTTGCTCCTACAGAAACCCCTGGACAATTTATGAATTCCATCCTAGATATTATTGAGACTCCTCCTTCTTCTGAATTTGTATTACCTTTTTCCTTGTCGTTATTAAAACCTATTTTCCAAGTGGTTCTGGATATTGTTTTAGGAAAACAAAATATTCCGAATGCTGAACTTATCCTTCAAGTTATTTTAGCTAGTAAAGGAGAACCTAGATCTAGATTACAAAAAATGAATTTTCTAACTTATGCGAAACAGGTTCTCTCTCCTGAAGAAATAACTTTTATTGAACAATCTTTTGGTTATTATTCGGAATTGGTTATTATGAATGCCTATGATGCCATCTATTTGATGGAAAAACATCTCTCTCCTACTCATCAATTCTTTATTTTACAAGATGGTCTTTCACAAGTGATAGAGAACCTGGAAAAAGAAGTTCTCCGACATAAAGGCGCGAAAATTTTGAAACAACGACGGATTTCTTCGGTTCAATGGTCCAAATCGGGCGAGGTATTTACCATTGGTTGTTCCAATGTAGATACTACATATAAGGGTCGGATTTGTATTTCGGCTTTACCCAAACAAGTCCTCGAAAAAATTCCGATATTTCGACCAGTTCTACCGATGCTTCATAAAATCGAATGTTCTCCTCTTTGTCGTATTTATTCCAAATTTCCATTGAAAGATGGAGAACCTTGGTTTCGTGGATTACCAAAACTTACTACCAATAATCATTTGCGAATGATTATTCCTTATGATGAATCCTCGGGAATTATCATGTCTTCTTATACCGATAGTAAATATGCCCGTTTTTGGAAACAATTGTTTGATAAAGAAGGAGAAGAGGGAGTCAATAGAGAACTTTTGGTATTATTAAAACAAAGTACGGGGGTGGAAGATATACCTATGCCCGTGAAAACCCATGTCTTCTTTTGGGAATGTGGGGTAGGTTATTGGGGGGTCGGCGCAGATAGCGAAAAGATTTCCCAAACCATTGTGAAACCTATCCCTGAGATGGATTTATTTATTTGTGGAGAACATTTTTCAGATAAAAATCAACAATGGATAGAAGGAGCGTTGGAAACGAGTCAAAAAGTTCTCGAATTTTTATCTTTATAATATGTATACTACAATAATTTGTAATGAGCAAAACTCGTAAATCAAGAACATTAAGAAAAAATAAAAAAAATAATAAAAATAATAAACAAATTGGCGGATTATTAGAGGACTTCGGGTTACCTCCAGCAAATATTTTGTCTCAATTCAAAATTACAGATGAAAAACTACAAACATTCAATCGAACATTTAATGCTCCTATGGATTGCGTCATTAACGCATTACAACTAATGGGCATATTAGATGATATATCCGCAAATATTATGAGGATATCTACATTGGGTGTTGTTGGGTTTACCGCAGCACAAATAGAAATTATATTTGCTTACAAATTTAGAAAAAATTTTGATTTTAAGCCAACTACTAATTTTGATGAATGGGCTACTTGGATAAATACTTTATTAATCCCTGGACACGTGGTTTTTGCTGGATATACTGGACATGTTTTTCTTATAGGACGTATGCTAAACGGCAGACTTTTTTATATTGAACCCCAGCTTAACATGTTTTGTGATTTAAATACAGAAGAATGTGTGGCGTACCTTCGTAATAAAAATAATTGGAGCTTATTATTTCACTCGGATCAACATTTAACCGCAGACCAAGAAGCATTAATTATACAATATACACAGTCGCTTGCTTCATCTTGAGTACCCAAATTTAAACCAATGTAGATTTACAGCCTTGAATATTTCAATCAACAATGGATGGAGAAGGAGCTTTGGAAACTAGTCAAAAAGTTATCGATTTTTTATCTTTATAATATAAAACTTAATTACAAGATGAGTATGGTCAGTAAATCGTTTTTCTATAATTCGGTCCAAGTGAATAAAATGCGACCTCTCTATAATCCTGTTTTTTCAAGTCAAGCCATTGCGGCGGGCAGTCAAGGAAGTGGCGACCTCTCTTTTATTACCGCGGATGATTTAGTTTCCTTTAAAGAAATCGAACAAAAATATGGCTATCGTATTGAACATAAATTGTATGAGCAAATACCGAATGATTATGATAAATATATTAAATTATACGTTATGGTGAATAAAGTCAAAGCCAAGATTAAAAATGATAAATTATTAACTTTAGTACAAATCGCACAAGAAGCGTTGGTCGGCGCCATCAATTCATATGCTTTATATGGTTCGAATGTATCTTTGACCTTGGATAAAGTCGGCTTGAATAAAACCATCAATGATATTTTAACGGGTAAGAATGAGAAATTCATTGAAATGGCACAAGCTACGGGACAATTGTCGATTACCAAATCTTTCAAATTAGCGCCAGTCTTCAATTACTATATTATTATTTATGGTATGCCTGCCTTCGGTGTTGGTTTCGACCCTATTAAGATTAATTTCTTGGTCGATGTATTGAAAAGTAAGGGCATCAATCCATATAAGTAAAAATATCAATATTAGCAAAAATAAGAAATGATAATTATTGTGATTTACAAATCATTTTTATGGTAGATATTATTGAACTATAATTTTTCTAACAAAAATAATTTATATTCATTGTATATAAAATGTCTTCTTTTTTAACAGGTAATGTAAATATAAATACTTTATTTAATACAGGCACTCGTAATGGTAGTACTAATTACATATTAGGTACTACAGATTTAAGTCGAAGTTTTGCTCCATATGCGGATACTACCTATTTTAAATGTGATCCTACAAATTATCTGTTAAATGGTACGGATTTGAATTTGATATTTGATTCAAAAATAGTAAATAGTGGAACTTGTATTGTTTCAGCATACTCACTAACCCAAACACTAATTATTATTGAGAACAGTGCTACTATCAATTTTAAGTATAATATCCTTAGTACTGCATTCGCAATGATAGGTGGAGGAGGTGGTGGAGGTGGTTGTGGTTTCAGTTATAATCAAAACGCAGGTGGTGGTGGAGGAAGTGGACTTTATTTAACTGCTACTAATAGCAACGATTTTAAAAAAATAATCGTTACAATTGGTAGCGGTGGTAATGGAGGAGGCGATGACACAAATGGTACTAATGGCGGTGATACGCGTATTGATTTTTATGATAGTAATAATACTACTGTTGCGACTGCAATCGCAGGTGGAGGAGGTGGTGGAGGTAGAGGTAAAGCAAATGGTAAAGTAAATAGTAATGCTATTTTCTACGGAGGTTCTGGTGGTGGCGGAGGTAGTTATTCCGCAACAGCAGTCAATGGTGGTGCTGGTTCTGATGGTCTATACGCAAATAATATTTCTAGTGTTACTAGAGGTTCGGGTAATGGTGGTGATGGAGGCGACCAAAATAATGATTCAGGCGCAGGTGGTGGTGGAGGCGGTTGTGGCGGTAATGGAAGTTTAGGAACAGGTGGGACGACTTATAGTTCAACACAAGGTGGTGGTGATGGTGGAGCAGGACTTTCAAAATGGGGGATTACTTTTGGTGGAGGTGGAGGTGGTGGCGGTAGTATGAATAATAACGGCGGAACTGGTGGTAATGGTGGTGGTGATGGTGGAAGAGGTATAAGCCGCATTACGAATACTGGAAATCGTGTAAATGCGAAAAGTGGTACTACATATGGTGCTGGAGGTGGAGGTTCGGGTAATGGTGATCAAACTGCGGCAAATGGTGGTCAGGGAACTGGTGGTGGTGATGGTTATAAAGGTGTAGTTGTTCTTTTGATTACTCATACTAATATTGTATAAACACTAACATAGGTTCCAAACTGTATAAGACTACATATTTCATTCGCCATATGATATATAACTCTTTTCGTAAAAACCACATAAATATAATTTCATATTCAATATATCTATGAAATTATACATGGTGTTCCTATCCTTGTCCCTACAATTTACTCGTATCATTGGTTTTCAAAATAAAGCGTTTTTTCACACCATAAACGGATTAGGTAGTAGAGAATTATCTACATATAAACTCTTTGCTCGTAATAAAAAAAATATAGATGCGAAACCCTTCGCCAACGAATTGTATAAACCGCGCACCGATAATCAAGCGCTCTATGTGAAATACTTGACCGATATTTCGACACCTATTGTCGTCGGGGTAGGTCCTGCTGGCTCGGGAAAAACTCTTTTCGCCTGTAATCAAGCCGTCGCCGCATTACGTGCGGGATTTGTACAAAAAATCATTTTAACTCGTCCTATTGTCCCCGTAGAAGAAGACATTGGCTTTTTACCAGGCAGTCTTATTAATAAAATGGACCCTTGGACTCGCCCTATTTTTGATATTCTATTGGAATTCTATCCACAAAAAGATATTGATAATATGCTTCATAATGGGGTGTTGGAAATTTCTCCTTTGGCTTATATGCGTGGACGTACCTTTAAACGCGCTTTCGTTATTGCCGATGAAATGCAGAACTCGTCTCCCAACCAAATGTTGATGCTTACAACTCGTATTGGTGAACAATCGAAATTAGTCATTACGGGAGATTTGGTTCAGAGCGACCGCGGTTCGGTAAATGGATTAGCAGATTTTATTGGTAAAATTCGGGCGTATGAAAAAACCGTCCATACCGATTTGGTTGAAACAAGACGTAAACATGATAAAGAATCTTTGGGTATTCGTATTGTTGAAATGGAAAATCAGGATATTCAACGTAGTCCTATTGTCGCCAAATTGTTGAAGATCTATGGTGGGGGAACCACAGTTCCCCCTACGACCCCTTCCTTTTCTAGTGCGAGGGGTGAAACGGAAGTTGATGATATTCTTGCTTATGGCGTTGATGTTAGTGATAATGTTAGAGCAGGAGACAATATGAATTCTACCACCAAAGGCGTGTTTTGGAAAAGTATTTACTGCTCCGTGGAAGATACTATTTTGAAAAATGTTGCGACAAATACCACCTCTATAAATAATACGATGACTACGAATGCTACTGTGAATATTTCATTAAACAATATTCCAGGAGTTGCTTCTCAAACTGTGGAAAATCATAAAAGTATTCGTGATAGTGATGCCGCATTAATGCCTCTTCGTTCGAATATTACCAAAAGTAAATATTATCCTTGGGAGCCGATGGATATCTAAAGGTAGGGAAACCTTGTAGGGAAACCAAGGTTTCCCCTACGACCCCTTCCTTTTATCTTGTGAAACACTCTACAAATTTCTCTGCATTAAAGGAAGGGGGTGTAGGGGGAAACCTTGGTTTCCCCCACAAGGAAGGGGTCGTAGGGGAAACGTAGTTTCCCTACAAATTTTATATGTATTATATATAATGTATCACACCAATATCAAACAATTAAAAACATATCTTAAAAATACTCTTTTTGAATTTCCCGATGGATTAGTAATTAAGGCGCATAAATTATTGGACCAGTCAAAAATTGATGTATTAAAAAAGAATATGAAAAAACATAAAACAAATACTACACGACGAAATATAAAAAGAGGCGCGGGTCTTGATGTCTTTAATATGAATTGTCATCTAGGAGCTATGTCGGTTATTGCTTTATATTCTCATGCGGTTTCGCAGAATATTACGGCAATGGACGCACCATTGTTGAGAGACGTTTGCGCTTTTTTAAACTTACATTACAATCCAGGGTATCCACCAGAGGTCATGTGTCAACTCATTGAGAAACAAATCCTAACAATGGGTTTAGTTGGTGCTGCTACTATTTTTACTCGGGTCGCTTGGCCTACGTATATTAAATTATATGAGAAATGTTTGAAATTACCCATGTCTGGCGGTGCAGGGAGTAGGAAAACTTGTAGGGAAACTACGTTTCCCCTACGACCCCTTCCTTTAGAGGAAACCAAGGGTAGAAAAACGCGTAAGAGTAGGGAGTAGGGA